CTTTCTTTGTTTCTGCTTTTATTTTTTTCCTTACATGTCGTCCATCAATCGCTTCCTGATCCGATAAGCCCATTGTTTTTCGGTTGTATATTTTCTTTGTTGGTAGTTTCAAAATGGCCGCCCATTGTGGAATTGTAAGTACTCTCATCTTTCCTCTATACTTCGCTGTTAACACTTTCATTTCTCTCATGCTTGCCCTCACAATTAACAAATCAGTTATTACCTAAAGTCCATAAAAACATAGCTAGTTAGTCAGAATTCTTCCAACACCTTGCTCGACACAGAAAAAAATTATACAAAGCAGCAATAATTCAGCTGTCAAGATAACTAGCAATTAAAAGCAAAAGCTAGCGCTTCATGGCATCCGCTACTGCTTCTGCACTCGCCTGGTTGGCAGACAATCCTGCCTTGTCGATATCTCGCTGATAACAAGTGGCGCAGCGTAGAATGTTGTGTTCTTTTATAAAAATAATTGCCGCTCGATTGCACCCTAAGACATTGCATTTTTGTGTGGCTTTTCTCTCTCCCGTATATTGATTACGATTAGCTCGTCTAGCTTTTTCATACATGATATTTGTCTTCAGATACTTTCGTAAAATTCCCTGCGCTAGTCAGCCATTCAAGATCAGCAAGAAAGGGGCCGCGTCCATTAGCTGGCTGAACTCTACCCATCAAAAAATCCGATCCTCTTACGTGGTTAAAATAATGTTCCCAGTTCCTTAACGCGCCAAGATCTTCCTTAAAGCGCTGACGTATTTGTGCCTTCCTTTTTGGTGTTAACTTCACAACAGCGGGTAGTTCAGGCAAACATTTATGATAAAGATCAACAATTTTCTTGTATGGAACTTGACCATTCTTCGATATAGACAAAGTTTCTTTTTCTATTGTTTTTATTTCTGTATCTGTCTCTGTTTCTGCCTCTGTCTCTGGGGGCGTCACTGCAACGTTGCATTGTTGTTTCTTCTTTTTCCTATATTTTCTGGATCGCTCAGTGCTTGTGTCCGAAACATATTGACGCTTGTCCCATCCGACAGGCCTGTTCAGGTCGTCAATCAAGTTAACCTCTATTAATGCTGCCTTTGTCTTTATCCACTCCTTCTTGCTTATACGCAGCTGAAAAGTAACAACGTCATCATGCAACGTTGCATCTCCGTTGCAGCAACGTAAACACAACGTCATAACGTAGCGCCGTTGATCTACTTCACTGAGCATCTGCACCTTCGGGTTAGTTGCAAATTCATGGTAAAAGCGAAACCAGGGATTAGCCATCAGTCAAGAGGATACAAATCTGGATTAATCTCATGGCGCAACACTTGTTTCTTTGTCAGCTGCTCAAGTCCTATGATTCTGTTCGCTGGAATGCCATTCAGGTGCCACTGATTTACAGCAGCAGGACTAATATTGAAATATCGCGCGATGTCTGCCTCAGTCGTATAGCTTAGAATATTATTAAGTGTAACTTTAGTCATGGTGATTATCATAAGCAATACTAATATTTATGGCAATCATCTTCCAGACTCTTACCCCGAATAACCCCCTTAAATTTCTTGCAATAATCTAAAGGGACGCTTAAGATTGTGTTTCTTAAGCTATCGCAAGGAACGAAGTGACACTCCTATCTACCAATATAAAAGCCCTTAGAAAAAAGAAAAAAATAACGCAAGATCAATTAGCCAATCGCTGCGGGGTAAGTTCCGCCGCTGTCTCCCAGTGGGAGTCACAGGCACTCTCCACTAGCCCAGACATCCATAAATTATTGAAACTGTCTCGTCTATTTAATGTGACAGTTGAACAAATGATGTGCGCTGAGAATGTTTTAGTTTGCTCAGCCAGAAACGCAGAAGTCAGTGACCGCGTACTTGAGAAAGTCTTCGCGGCCCTCTCGCAAAATAAGACGATTGAGAAAATATTCTATGAAGGAGACGAAGTCAGGAAAAGCCGGTATTTCAAGCTCTTCTACACCCTACTTCATGATATAGAGGCGGATGAAATATTGGACGACGATGGACTAATGGCTCTGATTTCCTTAACGGATAAACAGGATGACCCGGATGACCCACCGAAAAAAAAATAGAGATAAGAAATAAGCACTCTAGGCACCTTGCGCAAACAGCTCGCCAGGTGCCATAGCTGCAGTGCATGACCTTACAACAGTAGCGAACAACTAAAGCTCACCTTAAATCCCTTACCACTAAGTTAAGCAACGCCATAGGTTTTCATGCCACGGTAATCAAGTAGCCCGGATTACCACCTCAAAATAAAACTTAAGTTGTGCTTGAGTTTGTATCAAGACAAGCTTATCGTATTCACCATGAATAAAAACGAATACAAACACCTTCACAGTTATGAAGACCAGAAAGACGAGTTTAATAAAAGACTAGATCAGATGTCCTTAGAGATCCATGAAGACATGTGGTCTAGCTGTTCCTCTATTATGGAAGCCCTTTCCGATTCCCTGGCTGAGTCCATGGATTACGCGGCAATCGTTAGATACTGTCGAGAGAATGACAGTACACAATTGCTTGGCGTCATAACTCTAGAGTTCATTGATATTCATATCTCACAGCTCGCCGATGAGCTTGCCGAGAATGAATTAACATGACCAACTATTTCCAGTCACTATCTTCTATCGACGTAAGCCCTCACGTTAAACAAAAGGGTCAGTTTAGTTACCTGTCCTGGCCGTTTGCGATAGAGGCACTAGGTCAATATCACCCAGAAGCAGTTATCCAGGTGAAGCGATTCCCGTTGCCGTCAGCACCCGAGCTGGAGGTTCCATATCTTGAAACTCCTCTAGGCTTTTTTGTCGAAGTGTCTGTCATTATAGATGGAGTAATTAGGTCTCAATTGCATCCCGTCCTGAATTACAAAAATGAGTCTGTCGCATCACCTTCCACTTTTGAGATAAACACAAGTATTCAGCGAGCCATGGTCAAGGCTATTGCACTACATGGGTTGGGCTTATTTATCTACCAGGGAGAGGACCTTCCCCTCAATGCGCCCGACTACACCGACGAGCAGCATGATCAATTCATGCAATTAATCGAGGATGATGATGCAATGGGCCTTTATATTTTTTTCCAACGTATTCCAGTTAATGCGATGGTTGCCCTCAATGGCTCTTTCCCTAAAGGCCAAAAGGGAAAAATGAAAGAGCTAGTCAAAACCCTGGAAAGTAGAGGCGCAGAGGTTATCGACGAGTATGAGAGCCTGTTTATCGCATACATAGAAACAGATGACGGCATGGCTTTAATTGAGGCTGCTGAAGAGCTAGGGGAAGCGGGTAAAGCGATCGTATGGCAAAGGCTTAGCAATGAGCATCAGGCCGCAGCAAGGCGGTTACTAGCCTGAATTACTCATCCGCTGCTTACCATATGCAGAAATAGACTGTACCGCCCATCGGTTTAACACAAAAACCAGGTTGCAGTCCGTTTGCTATCTATAACACTTAAGATATACTTAATAAAAGGAATGACAATGAAAGACTTACTAACCTTTTCTGAGGCGGCTGAGCTGTGCCTCTGCACGAAAAGAACACTGCGAAGGGCAGTATTAGCGGGAGAGCTGAGCGTCGTTAGATTTACCAAATCATCGCGATCAGATCGGCTGCATCCAGATGATGTAAAAGACTACATAGAAAAACTAAGAGAGCGAGGGCAAGCAGTATGTCAAAACAACGAACAAAAAACCCAATTACAACAAGGGGCAACACACTCTACTTTAACTTTCATCACAAAGGCAGAGCAATTAGATCAACTACTGGCTACAAAGTCGGGCAAGAAGAGTTAGCTCTTGCTGCCTACTTGCAAAAAAGAAAGGAAGTAGAGGACGAGGCAAATGGCATCTTCTATCATCGAAATATTCAGGATGGACTAATCCGCTGGATAGAAGAAAAACAACCCACACTAGTATCACCTGAGAAGTACAACACCCACCTTAAAATAATCCGTGAATTCGTTGATGAAACGAGACCATTGTCCGAAATATATCAGGTTACAAACGAAATGGTATTGGACATGCAGAAGGCGCTGAAGCTAGATAAAAAAATCGGCGAGATGGTCTTACGATATAAAAATTCAAGCATCAACAAAAAGTCTGCTATTTTAAGTGGTATAGCTACCTTAGCTTATTCGCGATGGCATTGGTTGACTGAACCACCTTACAAGAAAATCACCCGACTGAATGAAGCTTCCAGTGAACGGGAAATATATATTGAGCCAGCAGAAGTTGAAGCACTTGCTGCGGCATGCAAGTTGGACGTCACACGCGAGCTGGTTATTTTTACCGCTTACACTGGATTGCGTACTGCCGAGATATGGAGACTAAGCGAAAAGTCTTTGCGTGGTCATGACTTACATGTCGATGGAAAAGGAAAAAAGCTTCGCGTCATTCCATTAAACGATTCCCAGGTTGAGTTCGTAAAGAAACATATACCAATCAAGTACAGTGAAAACCGCATTAAAGCAGACTTTTTACATGCGAGAAAAGAATGCGATATGCTGCATTATCTTTTTCATGATCTGAGGCACACATTTGGAACACTAATGGCGAAGGCAGGAAAGCCACAATACAAAATCATGAGATTGATGGGACACTCAACTGATAAGATGGCTCGCCGTTACATGAACTTTAGTGTTGAGGATCTTCGTGACGACATGCCAACAAGGCCTATCTCCCCACCTCAAAAACCCAGGCTAAAAGCAGTCGGCTGACTTAAGCTGTACTTTAATTTAGAACGGGGCTCTCGCCCCGTTTTTTTTGCGACTTGCTATTGTTTTTAGGCTACCCCCGCGACACCCCGAAGTCATAGAAAGCGACAAAAAAGGAAGCCAGCAACACACTTAACAACACAAGACCAACTGAGAGGCCGCCATACTGGGACTTGAGGTCGATCTGTTAATCCGTTTGTCCCTGGTTCGAGTCCAGGTCGGGGAGCCAAACAAACCGCGCCGTAGCGACCTCTTGGAGGAAAGAGAGGTTTCTACGGGTTTCGCGAAAACCTCCCAAAACCTACACAAAACCTACACAACTACACACTTTTCTACACATCTTTTTCACTGAGTCCACCGTTCGTCACAAGGGAAGAAAAGCTCTCAATGGAATAATTTTTATTTTATCGATAACTTAAGTATTGCTAAAGTTCTTGAAACAGACTTAAGCATAGCTTACTATTTAATCTCCTTACTAAAAATAATACCTTAGGAGTTAAAATGGTTGTAGCATCAAACAAAATCATTCCCGACTGGATAATGACTATCGAGCGCTTAGCGGTGACGAAGAATCCTGTCGTGGAATTTATGAACGTTAAACTCTCGCAGGAAGATGCCAAAGAATTACTTCAAGGCAACGGAAATAATCGACACTTGAACACAAATCTCATTAACAAATATCTTAGGTTAATGAACATGGGGCGATGGGTGCTCAATGGCGAGACGATAAAGCTAGGGCAGAAAAACGGCGAATTTGTCTTGCTGGATGGGCAACATCGATTGAACGCGATCGCGAAAGCAGACAAGCCTGTTGCTGTTTCCTTAGCTATGGGACTGAGCCCCACGTTCTTTAAGACTATTGACACAGGTCGGTCCAGATCAGCTGGTGATATATTGAAAATGGCAGGATTCAAGAATGTACATATCCTGTCAGCAGCGGTTCGCTGGATGTTAACTTATGAGCGAGACGAGAAGCTTCACTGGACCTCGGAGCTGTGTCCCGAGGATATCCTTGAGGGATTAAAGCGCTGGCCGAAATTTGGGAAAATGACAACCGATGCCGAGCGATTGCGCTTTGTAGTTCAACCCAGCCTTGCACTTTTCTTTATATATGTTACTCAGCACATTGATCCAGACAGATCTTTTGATTTCTTCAATAAGATAGAGCATGGTGAAGGGCTGGAGAAGAAATCGCCCATAATAGAATACAGGACAATTATGATAAAGTTTAGATCACAGCAAGTGCTATTGGATAAGCGGTATGCACTCGCATATCTAATCAATACATGGAATGCTTACTATGACGATGTCGCAGTTGGTTCCATAAGGTGGAGATCAGGCCAGTCGTTCCCTGAGATTGTGGGCGCAAAAAGAGATTCGCTTTTCCATAAAAACTCAATCTAATTCACGCCTAACTAACTGAGAATAACGATCATGAATCAACTACCAGAAATTGGCTTTCTGCGACTCGCACAGATTGTCGGCAACCCAGAAGCCGTACCACCCATCCCCTCCATCATCCCAATATCTAAGTCTGCATGGTGGGCCGGAGTTCGGACGGGGCGCTTCCCCAAGCCCATAAAGATGTCGGATCGGGTAACTGTTTGGCGCGCAGAAGATATTAAGGCGCTCGTTGCTAAGATAGAAAAGGGGCAGGGATTATAACCAGGCACGCAACCCAACAGGATAAGCACAGGGATTGAAGGATTATTATTATGTTAAGACTCACTAGCTTACAAGACGTAGGCTGGTGCTTTGCGTCAAGGTCAAGACCCCTAACTAGGGTTTCTGACGTGTGGTTTTAATCTAACTAGGCCAAAGAGATATATTGACGCCTTCGGGGGAATCTAACGTATTACAGTTTTACAGAATATTCTTTATCCGGCTTGTTTTTTGTTAAAAAATAACCTTGCCGACTGACGAACCGATAGTCGCTAACGATTCGGCGAACACCATTATGAGAAACTAAGGTCCAAAGAAACCGAGGACCGAATCTATGGCTATGCAAGATAAAAGACAAGTCATCACCACTGGGTTCAAAGACATAATTATCATATTGTCTGTTCCCGGTGTTCTTGCTTTTTGTTTCATTTAAGACGGGATCGAATTCGACTAACCATTGACTGAAAGTCATACTGCTCTCCTTCCTTATATACTGACTCATATTATTTTACGCCTACGCATAGGCGAGGAGGACTACCACCTGTCGGAGAGAAGTTGGCTGGGCAATAGCCGAAAATGCGAAGATCTAATTGAGGGAAAAATAAAAAAAGGACTTATATCTTTTTGATATAAGCCCCAGTTGGTAAGGGGCTAAAGAGTTAGCTGACACCAAGGCCCATCGAAGGATCGCCAGGTAACAGCATTGTCATCGTTGCTAAAGACCCGAGCACAATAAATTACCCAGGTGTCTGTCCATTGTGATATGAGGTAGCCGACCGCCCCCAATAGGCCCTACATTCAGGTGCCCATTTCCTCCAAGACTTTCCATCATTGCCGATTGGGTTTTGAAAGTGGGACTAAGATGCTCGAATTTATAAGATCCGGCCCCTACTGCAAGAGGTAATAAAAAGCATAAGCTAATTATTGCGATTATCTCTATTTTGTTCGTGTTTTCTTCCATTGGCAATTCCAGTTGTAAAGTTAAATTAATAAGATCTGTGTCGCTCCTACTTGGAGCAAATCGACTCGGCTCAATCAGAAGTAGTTCATTGTTTAGCCCTCCTACATTTGCATTTATTGCCAGCGTTAATATCTGCGCAGTTAATCATGTTTAGCTCTTGTTGTTGCAGCGGGATGTCATCTATATCATGATAAGATCCGCCCCCGTCATACAGCCATAGGATTCGCTCCCCTGGTAAAGGGTCAGTTATCCATTCGACAGAGAAGACTAAAAGTTTCGAGGGCAACACCGTATGCAATCTGAATTTACTTGCCAGCTGCGCTGATGAGTGATTATAAAAAGCAACACCTTTCTGATTAGTACAATTAACCAGAGCGTTAAACAAAATAATGTGTGTCATCTCACTCACTACAAAGCTCCTTGCCCGTCCATCCCATTATCGCGTTAAGAGGGATATTGCCCTCCAGGTCACGCCAAAAAGAAAGCGTCATCTCTTGCTTTGACCCTGTTAGCCCTGATAAATGATAGATCTCAGTCCAGGCCTCCTCAAGATCACGTGATTTTGCGCCGTTAATATGAAAGTACTCTATTAAAGCATCCGACACATTTTTGCTCCTTGCTCCTCCGGCCCTCGCCCAGGATAAGAGCATGTCACTCTCCTGACCAAAATAACCTTTAGCTTTTAGCGCTGTCCGACGATAATCATAGGCGGTGCTCATGGCTTTTTGCCTCTCTTTTTCTGAGAGACAGCAATAGCCTGCCCCTGTTTCACGGCATCTTTTCTTCTCTTGTAGATCTTCCCTTTTGTTCTATATTGATAGCTTCCTTTTACTTTTTTTATAGGCACAGGTGTGTCTCCTATTAGTAGTCAATTTAGTGATGTCCCTGCTTTTGAGATCCCTTACATTTCTCCTTTATTCTTTTTATGTCATCTATTGCTCTCTCTCGCAACAAAGAACCACGGGAAGACTGAAACTGTTTAACAGATAAGAACTCCTTCTTCCTTTTTCGTACATATTCGTCGAACATCTGCTTATGGTAACGGTCGAGTTTGTGATTACTTCCTGAGAAAAAAGTCACATCCCTATGACTGTCTCCCGAGAAAAACTTCGAGGCTGACGATTGGTCATTAGACTGATCACAGGCAAACTTCAGGCAAGCGACTATGTCGATAGCAAGGGACAGTGTGTGAGCTGGAGTAAATCCCTGGACACGGGTAAGATCTTCGGGAAAACTCTCAACCAACCAGCCGAAATCGATCCTGCTTTCATAAATGTTTTTCATCGGAATAAAAACCGGTCGTCCTATTTTTATCGTCAGCTTTATGGGCTCGTTGCCAGGAGGTCTCTCGGTCGAAAACTCATACTCAATTATGGAATCAAAATTCATGCTTCTATATCCTGTAAATTAATGATGTCGACTTGAGGTCGATCAGCTTAGCGTCGCCATATTTAACCGCTATTGCATGCATCATCAAAGTAAAAGATGTCCTCATCGGCATCAGAGAAATATAGATTGCATATATCATCCAGTGTCCTCAGAATGCAATCAAGATCAGAGGCAAAATTAAGCGCCTGAAACTCATCGTAGCCATAAAAAAGATGTCCATCACTTAACTGACTAAAATCAACATAACAGACATAAGTGTCATGTGGTGAGTCGAAGTTGTGGACATACCGATCAACAATAACAGGTGCATATAAACTGACAATCAGTTCATGTTTTTTACCATCCTTCTTCAACGAGTAAAATAACTTTCGTGTAGCGATAACCAGGGAGGTTTCCCTGATATAATCTTCCACTCTTTCGCGTTTAGATCGTTCCATATCGGTCATCCTCTCAGGCAAGCTCTGTAATATCCCTCACATTCCTGGTAGCAATCCCTTTGTCTTTTTCTCTCACTGCCAGGGGACAGGTTTCCTGGTATTTGATTGAAGCATCTTGCTAAACATTGCTCTTTGAGGATATCGCAATTCTCACCCCTGTCTCGGGTCGCTGGTTTAGAGCCGCCACTGGAACCATCACGACCATTAGAGCCAGGCATTTGATCTCTGGGGCAGCGACCTTTAATCGTCTTTTTAGGTTCAGGCTTATCGAATAAGTGACTCCCCGTGCTCATTTCGGCATTCGTATTTCTATCCCCCAACGATCCCAGTCCATCAAGTAAACTAGACGGAAAAATGGGGCTAGCCTTTAGTGAAAGAGAAAAAACTAAAAGGAAGAAAAAAGAAAAAAGAAATTTTGTTTTTTTATATTTCATCTTGGTTTTACCTGTCTGTTTAAGATCACTCATTCGAACAAAAATAAAGAGGTAAATCAAAGCGGTCCGTTTTGAATTTTAAGAAAAGGAAAGCATTTTTCTAAAATTGAAATTTACCGAGATTCCTCATTGTTCCTTTGCTTTCACAAGCGTTCCTTACGATGCGGAGAACTTTTTTTATAAATCTGACAGACGGTAGATGATGTGTTGTTGATATTTGAAAACAGAGAAAGAGGGATGAGCGGAAAAAGCATTTAGCTTTTAATATGCTAGCTAGTAGGATTTCTTTTCGCCGAAAAACGGGCAGGAGCCGGGACGCGTCTATAACTTCCATCCCAGGTTGAATAAGCGCCAACATCGACATAAGCATCCCAAAAGTAATGACCATTTAGGTCGACAGGATTGGTTATATTATCGGGCCACCATTTTAACCCAATGCCAACACAGGGACTATATTTTGAGAGAGTTAAATCACCGTTAAATTGCGGGTCAGCCTCGATATTGTTAACGTAAGTGTCGGCGCCAGTGACGGCGGCGGCACCACCACGAACATCAGAGTTGGCTATGTTGAGTGTGATACTTGCTGCGCCACTAACACGGATCTCATCATCATCGTCCTGGTTCCAAAAAATGCAATTATCAATATCAAAATCGTTAGCAGCGACAAAGGCCAGGATATAGAGCCCGTCACTTTCACCTGGGACGATACATGAATTATTGAAAAAAGTGCAGTTATGCATAGCCAATGAATTTGGCGTCGACAGCGTCATTGCGAACACAGCTCCCCCACTGGTTGTCGCGATATTGTCATGAAATGAGCAGTTGTAAACTAGCTGTGTCGCGATCTGTGGTAGCAGTGCGATTGCGCCACCGAACTCACACGAGTTATCATATATCTCGGCATTGGATAAAGTAAAATCCCCACCAAAGTTTGATATGAAACCAGTGCCGACATTAGACTCATTATCGTGAATCGATATGCTTCCCCCTATAACCAATGTCGATGCGGAGTTGTTATTTGAGATAATCCCATAGTCAGCATTCACGATATCACTTGTGCAATTTTTGGCTTCAAAATTAGCATCAATCGTTAATGAATCGCTTGATGCCACATTAACTAAGCCCAGGCTTGTATTGGATGTAAAGATACTGGTGTTCACATTATCTATCGTCATCGTGCCTGTTATTGAGTGATTGTAACCAGTGGTTGTATCAATCTTAATTAGACCGTAACTATTCTCACCTATGATGATTGTTATATTTTTAAAGGTATTTGTACCGCTCCAGGTCTGTGCTCCTTTATAAAAGCACATGCCATTCATTTGAGCGTTCGTGCCTGACTCATAGTAAAAGTCATCGACTACAATATCTGAAAAAGTGCCCACAGAAGCGCCAATAACTGAAGATGAAAAAAGCAGCCCTTCATTGCTGCTCGTGGAATTAATATGAATAACTGAACAGTTCGTAACGCTCAACCCAGCGATAGTGAAGTCTTTTGATGTTGTGCCGGTTTGGCGAATAAGTCCGTTCGTTGCCGCGGCTGCGGCTGTCAGATTGAGGTTATGACAGGCGCAATTCTCCAATGTAAAAATACTCGTATTCGTATTAGCTATCAAGGGAACCGAGTCAGTTCTTGAGTGATCCTTGAAGGTAATGTTTTTCACCTTCAAGTTTGGATTACCTGTTGTTATCTCATTGTTTCTCAGTAAGTAAAAATTACCTGTTCCTGTAGGGTCTCCCGAGATTGAGCAGATACGATGATCGCCACTTCTTGACTCAAGAATAAGCGTTCCACCTGTTTTTGTCCCTCCGTCTGTATATAGATTGCCCGTCTGGTTATGGTCCTCATCATCAAGGATGACGGTATCATCCTGAACGCCAGTTAAATTATCGAAGGCAGTGCTTATCTCATTAAATGCAGTTGCCCAGGTTAGCCCGTCTGAATTATCACCGGCTGAAGAAACTAGAAGTGTTGCCATTAATAGACCTATGGGACGTAAGATGTTCGATAAGAAGTTGATCGACCTGGAGAGGCGAGCCGCTTGGGTGAAGGAATACGTCGAGGATTGCCATCCCATGTTGAGTATGCGCCGATGTCAACATAAGCACCCCAGAAAGGACTCCCATCCATGTCCAGCGGTGAATCTTCGGTTAACGACCACCACTTTAGGCCGGCCCCAATTAGCCGACTGAATGAAGCCAACTCGTAACTGAACCTGGATTCGAATTCAGGATCGACTTCAAGATTATCAGCCATACTTCCCAGCGACCCAGCGTTGACGATGAGAGTTAAAAAGAATAGGAAATCGGTTGCTACACCATCATAAAAAAAGCGAGGGAAGGAATTCCCATTTGGCTGAAACATGTTATTGTTTTTGTACTTTGCATCAGAAAAGACAGCATTGTAAATAATATAATTATCCCCGATATGATCATAAACAATATTGTTTGCAAACAAAGTGCCATGCGTATCGTCTACGCCTTGTATTAAGTTAAATCCGGTATAAAAATGCCCGGCAGGTGTCACTGTGTTTGCGACGCAGGTATTGTTTGCAAAAATACTATCCGTGTCGTTCTTCCCATATAACGTCTGCCCAGATGCATCAATTATTAGGTTCCCAGAAAATCGACAGGTTGTCGTTCCTAGAGCAAGGCAACCAACAATGACATCGTTTATTTTATTTGAATAACTTTCGGCATCCGTTATGAAGCCAAAGATTAAGCCATTGTCAGCACTGGCAAGCTGGTTTCTTCGAACAACGACGCCATCGATTCTGTTGCTATTTGTCGGAGTCGTAAAGCCCACAGTAATGCAAGTAGCAAGCGGGGAAAGGGTATTGTCCCCCACATAATTATCTTCAATAATTACAGAGGAGGGCCGGTAAACAGCATTAGGCTTGATTCGAACACCGGATGCGGTCGCTGTTGAGCCATTGTTATAAAATTTAAAATGATTGTTTTTTACAGTCATAGTCGCTGCGCCATCAAGAACAATCATGGATCGGTGCGCTGCGCCTATTGGCGAAGGCGTATAGTCAAACAGGATATTGTCAACAACGACATCAACACCAACGGCGTTCGCGACTATAAATATAGGCGCTCTTGCTAGATCGACCCCGCTATTTATAATGTAGCCGTCCGAGACAGTTACTTGCGCGCCGACCACGGCGGGCGATGACTCCAGAACACGGAGAGCATCGACTGTTCGCCATTCGTTTTTCAACAAAAGAGATGTTAGATAATCCACCTGGCCAAAAACAGAAAAAAAGCAATTAACAAATCGACTTCCATCAATTACAGCAGACATCTCAAGGGTAGCGTCAAAAATAACATGAAAAGTTTGAGTTGATTCAGCGTCAATAATCACCTTGCCCAAGCTAAAAACAGATAAAGGTGATTGCGCTGAGATGACGGCGACCTGAGAGCCGACAGCCGCTGCTTTTATCACCGAGCTATAGTCGATGCTTGGAGCGATTGTCAATGAAGTTAAGTCCCGGTCAAGGAGGCAGTAATTTGTGCCGCCCGAGTCCTCAACATAAGTGCCGGGAGCAAGCATAGCGATCCCGTCAGAACCAACAGTCAATGCGTTGACACCTTCCTGGATGTGCTTAAAGGGTAAATTAGGATCGTCAACGGCCCCTGTTCCGTCGTTACCGAGCACAGGATCGATGTAAACAGTTTCAGTTGCCACAGGTTCCTCTCCTGAGGGGGAGAGAGCCAATCGGAGAGGTGCTCATTACTGTGGCCGCCAAAAGACAACAACATCATTGCTGATCGATGGGTTTACCGTGAAAGTTGCATCGACTTTCATGCCTCTCAAGTCAAAGAACTGGCTCACAGATGATGACGTCAGTATCACAGACCTTGCTGTTGGCGTCTGATCGCTCAAGCCAACAATTGTCGCTGTTGCACCAGAGGTGCCAATCAATACACCGAAGACCAGGGCAGGGGCCCCACCGCTAACAGCAACAGCTAGTGACCCGTTTAGTATCATCGCATTGCACTCCGAAACACCGACACCATACTGGTTGGCTGTGCCAATGTTTCTCTCTTGCGCCAACTGGTTAGGCTCCGAAATAATCGCACCCGACTCAACCAGTTTTATCCATGCGCTGCCACTGTATTCATAAATATCACCTGTGTCGGTCTCCAGGAATTTATTCGTTGCCGACGCCGTTGTAGTTGGTTTTGTGTCAGTCGATAAACCTGTAATGATTAACGACTGATTGGATATTGAAACAGAACCTAAAGTCATTTTTTCTCCAAAAAAAACCCGCTTTATGCGGGCTTTCTTACTTAGTTTTAATTCGAATTAATTTTTTCTTTAGCGAGCTCGCGAATACATTCGCGGCTTGGTTGGAGACAACAGTATTTTTATGTGTCGTCCTCACGAACCTCAGCTTTTTTCAGCAGCTCAACAACAAGAGCTCTGTCAGCCCTTAGCTGTTTTATCATTGATGGATTTTTTGATGTATAGATCGCTTTATCAGTGGCCTTTATCAGGGATGACAAAGCCTTTTTTGCTGTGGGGCTAATCACTGTTTTATATCCGGCGCGACCTACAATCGCAGCTGAAGCTAAACTGCCGACAGCGCCAGGTGAAAGAAGCGCTGAGCCGCCGACAAGTCCTAAACCGAGGACAGTGCTAAACTCATTAATGAATTTAGAACTAAAAGGCAGCACCGTTGCAACATCTTGCACGAGCCTGCCGACAGCATAATTTGATTGTGCTGCGGCCTTGGGCGCCAGATTATCCATGGCGTTATACAAAAGACTCTGTCGTTTCAAACTATCTTTAACAGCAACGCTCGCATTCTTGTCGAGAATGTCGTTCATTGCTGTTCTAACAGCGCGAACTGAAACCGATAAGGATCCCTCTAGTTCCGGGTCAAAAACCTTTGATCCTTTTTGAGCTTTAATCCATGAATCCAATTCTTGTCTGGCAGTTAAAAGGCCACGAGGAGATGACCTATTTTTTTCTATTATCTGTTTTGCCTTTACAGCAATTTTATTCGCAACAGTAGCAGCGTTCCCAGTAATAACAGGATTTTCTAAAATCAAGTTCTCAATAGCGTCATCTATTTTTCTTGTGGCCTCGCCTGGCAGGTTAAGCATTAATCTATCGCCAATTCTTTTTTTGAGCTGATCGCCCATGACTTTGTTTTCTTGAGCGATAGCATTAAGATTGCCTTGATAACTATTTTTCGGCGTCACACTTCTAATCTTTGCCACCTCTGCTGCCACACTCTTTTCGTGCCCTGATAAATCGACAACGCTTCTCTTGAGTAACCCTCGGCCCTTCTCAGCAGTCCTTGCTGTCTCTTCAATCAACACTTTTTTACTTCGCTCTGGTGAAATTAATTTTCCAACAAAGTCAGATCTTCTTTTCAGCAATTGTCTGTCTGTCGCCAGGTCGAGCGATTTGGCGACACGTCCTAAAGGCGAAGGATCTGCTCTTGCTTTTACCTTTACTGGAGCCAGCAGCATTCCGATATTAAAAATAGACTCAATATTTTTTGCAGCGCGTGGATTATTTCCTGAAAAGTCAGACCAGGAACCTATGCCGCCGCTTAACGCCGACATGACCTCATCTCTGAATGGCATCGCATTCGCGAAGGATTCAACTCCAGCGCTAATGGCTTTTTTTACAGGCTCGGGTGTTATCTCAGCGATCCCTCTACCGGTACTGGTCAAACCCTCACCGACAATATCCAGAGCCATTCCCGCCCCGCTCCCGGCTACCTGCAAGAGGGCTTCTTTTGGCTCAACTCTGCGCCCCGCTAAATCTTTTAGTGTTTCCGTTGTAGACTGAACTCGCCCTGAATGTCGCTGACCCACTCGCTCCAAAAAATCATCGGGCTCTGGGATTGCAGTAGGAGGGGCAGTTGGTGGGACAGCCGGAGTTTGCTCTGGGGTCTGCTCTGAGGTCGGCATTGGAACCTGCGCTGGCGCTGGCGTCTCAGCAGCCCATTGCGCCTTTGCATATTTGATCACATCTTCGTTTGTTGCAGAGGTGGGTGCCTCTATCTCGAAGAGCTGGCCATCGGGTGACGTTATCTGATACTTAGTCATTTACCTTCCTTATTGACCAGCCGCCACTGCTTTCCTCTTCACTATTTTTTGTCCTGCCATCCATCTCATCTTCTATATCATTTATGGTCAGCTGTTTCCCCTTGAACCCCTTCAGCGTTCCATTCTTACTGTAGTAGTCCATCGATTTTTGTTTTTCTTTAGCGGCGCCTTGTATTGCTTTTATTAATCGCCCGACTCTTTCTGCATTAATTGCTTCGTCCAGGTTCTCGTTGTAGGCTCTCGCTATTAATTGATTCCCTTCTTTTTCTGTGAACTGCGCACCAAGCACTAGTCGAAGATTTCGCTGGACAACCTCCGCCACCTGCTCCTTAACATCTACAGCGCCAGGGTTTGTTGTTGATTTAATCACATCGGATATCCGGCCAATTACAGGCCCTGTTAGATTCTCCTCTCCGCTCTCTAGTCTTTGCTGTGCTGACTTTAATTGAGTGAGGCTTTTTTCAATATCAGAAAATCCGCCTGTCGTCCATGCGACATAGTCTTTGGCGATGGCCTTGTCAACGGCTTCCTCTCCAACGGTTAGCCCTTCGGTTAATGTGCTTGGTTTTGAGACAAGATCAGAATATTTTTTTGTTTCAGCGAATAAATCCAGCGACGCCGGTGTGTATTTAGATGGATCGATTTTCGAGTAAAGGCCCTGAGTGATTCTCTGACTTGCGCGAGGGCTTGTTGTTTCTCTTCCCGTCAAAGAGGATCTCTGCACTGGCATACCGTCAACGTAATTCGTTGTTATTTGTTCGCGACCAAACCGGTTTATCAATGAGTCAGCATTGTTTTGACTCCAGGTTTTTGACTGGTCCGTTAGTGGGACATTGTACTGAGAAGCGACTCGCTCTATCTCGGGATAGACTTGCGACCACGCCGCTTGCTTGTCCTTCTCTCTGTTAACCGATTCAACAATGGGCATAACAGCCTTCGCATAAGCTTCCCCCATTTCTACTCGTTGTCGCTGTTGACCCATGGTCATCTGTTGGCGCTGTGCAAGCATATTCTGGCGCGTCGCCTCTTGTGAGAGCCTGTTCTGTTGCTCCTGATTCATCTGTGCTCGCGTCTCCATGTAGCGCTGAACAGGTGATTTGATATTGCGCCCGCCCTGGGCTATTAACTGATTCAAAGCCATATCAAGCCCCGTAGTAATCCCAGCCTGACATCGATGTGCCTCCGTAGCCGGGTGGTGTTGTGTAATTCTGAGGAGACGGGCTCATAGCATATTGCGTTCCGAGCGAAGCGAGATCCCCTAATGCGCCCGTCCAGGCTGCTGTCTCACCCAGACGCCCGGCCGCTTGTGCGCTACCACTGGCAGCAATATTCGCGCCCATAATCCCGGCGGTATTTGCGCCCATTCCGGCAATATTGCTGGCTGAGCTCTGGCCTACGTTTGCAAGACCAGTAAGCCTGTTTAGATAATCTGCCTCTTGCCCGTAGGCGCGACCATAAGCGTCAACGCCTCGGCCATAGCCAAGAGCCTCTCGTGAGGCAGCCGCATTGTAAGCGTCAACATCGCGACCATAACGAGAAGATTCAGCTAATCGGTTTTGTTCAAACCCAGTTAAATCTCGACCGTAACCCGCTGCCTCGCGAGCGCGTTCAAGTTCGTAGTCTTGAATGTTTCGGCCGTAGCCCGCGCTATACTCCTGTGACGCTAAATCACCACTGCGGGCCATTAATTCCTCAAGGCGATTGCCCGACATGAGCTTTCCCATGCCTGCCATATTCCTGTTAATGGCTCTATCTTGTTCTGCTTTTCTAAACTGATAGGAGGGGTCTTGGGTGATGTCGGCTAGCCGATTATATTCAGGCTGATCACCTCTAACATCAAAATCGCGAACGTCGGATTGGGGGGCAAACTCGGGAATAGCCGACCCAGGAATATAATCCTCGGGCGAGACCTGGCTCCGACCATAACCGGCCAATTGACTGAGCGCTCCGCCTTCACCATAACCTGTAACCTCTCTCGCTCCCGTCGCATTTAGCGCGTAGCCCTGGGCATCGACCTCACCTCTCGCCTGTGCAAGGACGAAGTTAGAAAAATCAACAATATCTTCAGGTGTCTGTCTGGGCGCGGTGGGGTCATAAACCTGGTTGTAAGTTGGCGCGCCTGTAGCAACATCCATCCAGGGCTGCAAATCACGTCGCCCTTGCAAATACATATCCTGCTGTATTTGCGCGGCCCTTTCATCTGAAGCAGAGGAAATGTCAGCGGCCTCACGCGTAGCTTCTGCGCCCATATAACCGCCAATAACCGGCGCGGCGATTGACCCAACAACAGCAGTGGCTCCCCAGGTCATACGATCTTCTCTAATTCAGTCATTCGTTTATCTCTTTCTATCTCTTTAAAATCTTTTGCAATGATTTCGTTCTCTATTTCAGTTAAATCGGTTTCTTCTGTCACATGAACTGTTGCCCAGATAGCATCCTCCTTGATGTATACGGCTCGTTTTGTTCCGGCGTAAGAAGTGAAAATGCAAGGACCGTTTAATTCTTTTGAGCCTTCTTCAGTTGAGACAACGACAACACCCTTCATTAAAAAATTAAGGTGCGCGTGTTTGTGAATTTTTCCAACAATGGTATGTCCGGCAGGTAGAAACATTTCTCTTGCGTAGACACCGGGCGCAAAGTGGTGAGTTAATGGAAACTGATCCATGGTTTGTTCCATCGACTCCATGGCTTTTTGTAAATCAAGAATATTATTTCGGTTTTTTTTACTCTGTTTAATAACTCGGTTATCAGAGAAGCCTTTAACGGTTCGGTGACCTTTGTAGACTAGTATTTGAGCCATCAAGAAAAAACCAGGTTAAATATTTTGATTCACTAGGCTGTTCGTTCCCATATTTGAACAGTTAGATAAGGTGGCATGTTGTCACCAGTACTTGGGGAATTGTTGGCGGTATTTCCAACGACATTATGGGTGTGTGGCGCTATCGCGGAAGGCCATGGGATTGCGGGCGCGCCATCTTGATTGGCGCCAATATTGCCTGTTCCCGCGGATGTTATTGACACACCATGAAGATGTGCCGTCTCGGTGCTAGCGCCCCCCGTATCATCAAGCGTATAAGTCTCATCAGATGTCCCAACACCGACCAGGACGCTGCCAACGCCTGATGCGACCCAGGTACCAACACCCAGTAGAGTGCCTGGATTCGTTGCTACTGTAGAGATATAGATTGAACCAATGGGATAGACAGCATTGATAACACCAGCCAGTAAATCAGAGGTGGTAATGTCAGTTGATGTGGCATTTTCCAGCAGATTTAGCTCTGCGGCGTCCGATGTAACAGCGACACTTCCTATCTGCCAACTGGCCGTTGCAAAATCAAAAGAGCCTACCGTGACGCTTGTCGTTCCGTCTTGATCAAAGTTCATCTGAGAGGCAATAGTTACGCCATCGACATCATACTGCCTTACAATATATGCATCCGATGATCTGTCCCAATAAGTCAGGGCTCGACTAACAAAATTATCTCTAAAAAGAATATGCCCATTAGTGGCCCCACTATCGTTTATCACCAAATAAGGACTGGCCTTATTAATTGTTAAATTACCAGTAGTCACATCATCAATATCAGAGCGCAGGAACTGGCCAGCATCCAATCCATCAACTTTGCTTGCATTCGATGAAACAACAATATTCCATAGTGTCTGAGTGCTATCCGATTGAATTGTGATCCATTCATATTGGGACAGCACTTTCGTTAATGAGCCATCGTCGAAAGTATCAGTCGTCGGGGTGATCGTCACCGTGCCTGCGCCGATATTTTTTAAAGTCACCTGGAAATCAGAGGTATCATTAGCAGCGATAATGGTTGCGATTAAGGTGAGCGTTACTGCAACAGGTGACGCGTTAGAGAATTCAATTGTTCCATTTTGATCCGCCGCATCGACAGTGTAAGTCGTACCAGTTTGTGACTCATTCACACCACAGAGCGAATCAAGATTGGCATCATTTTCAGCCTGCGTTATGGCTGCGCCTTTCCCCGTTCTAGTTATTATTGCCGCCATTTAATCGTCCACTAAAAGTAATTCGAATTCGACGGATGTAAAAGCAGTGTTCACTTCCACGCTGCCGAAAAAGCCAACATCACAAGGACCAACAAAAGGCCCTTTAGGTGATCGAAAATTCATCGTTAATGTTCCAGCGACTCCGATCTCATTTTCGAGTAAGCGCCGGATGCCTGTATAAGGGGCTACAACATCGTTAGCATTTTCTCGTTTAAAAAAGAAAATGTCGGCTGACTTGGTTGAATCGACAAAGATTTGTTTTGATAAAAGATAACCTGTCTTTCCTATCGGAATGGTGTATGCACCAATCGATGATTGGCCATAAGGCAGAGGGGTTGACGGCATGATATCCCAGACAGTTCCACCACCAGATTCCTGAATAGTCAGGCTACCGATATGAGATGAAGCGGTTGAGCTGGCGTAAGTTCCCGAGCGAGAGACGTACCATCGATAGAGTCGAATAAATTCAGTGTCGATAATAACTGGCGTAAGTCCATTCATTACAACGGTTGTTGTAATCTCTTTAAAGCTAGCATCTAGGCCCATAAGAAAAACTTCCTGCGCTCCCAGACCTGCCGCAGTATCTCCCGCGTCTGAGCTAACAATTTCAAGCTCTGTGACGGATAGTGGAGTCTCATATGTTCCTGTTTGGGAGACAACTCGCTGATCCGTCGTCAATAAAGATGATCCAAATTTATGCAGCAGCGAATGTCCTGCGACATTACCTTTTGCGACTTCTGTGTAAAAGTCAGTACCCATGTTTATTTTCAACCAAACATATAAATTGTTAAGCCAGTTCTTCCACTGGAAGGTGAATTCTTTAAGTGTTGAAGGGGGAGGATCTAATTTGAAACTCATTGCCCAACACTCAGATCGAGATCAAGTGATTCAATAAAAAACTGTTCATCACCTGCATATTCAATCTGAAAATTTCGTTTCATGAATCGACCGCCCTGATATATTTCTTTTCGATCCAGTGCGGTATCGATTGTGCTTCCCGTATCAAAGTCATCTGTAAATTCATCTGAGTGTTTAATGGTGAGCGTTTGTGAGAAAGCAGTGTTTTCCATTTCGACTGTCTCTCGATTTTGAAATTTATAAGCGGAGGTCTCGCCATCAATTAATCCGAACCGAATGGCTGAGGCAATATTCGTTCCTACATCGGAAGAGGTAGAGTAGATGTCCAGCTCATAAATGCCGGCCTCATAAATCGCGACGCCGAGAACTGTGTCGATAGGTATAAAATCATCATTCAGCTCGATGATGTCACCACTGAACATGATTCCCTCGCCCGTTCTCGCAGCAGTGGTGGGATTATGACCGCCGGTTCTCTTTGTCCAGCCAAATAGAGGGAATGTTGTATTTGAGTTTAAGAGTGTTGACCAAAATCCCCACAACCCCGTCAGTGAATCAAAGGAAAGTGTAATCTTTGGATAGATCTCGCCGGGCGCTTCACCTGTCAATGTATAAGTTGTCACGAGCAAGGTTCTATGGCCCATTGCTGACAATCCTTCAAAGCGAACAAATAGTCCCGTCTGTGTTAAGCCTTTTGATAGATAAGAGTTAATAGCATCCGTTGAAACAGGCGCTATTTGAAAATTTTCTAATTTCCAGACACCCAGTTGGCCCGATGAATCGGTGCCTAAAAAATAAATAATATCGTTGTCTTCCCAGACACTTAATCCTGACGCGCAGCCATAGGTGTACGCAACATCCTGACGTCTGTTAAGAGGGCTGCCGGATGTATTGGATGCGTCATAAAAAAACTCAATCGTTTGTGTGCCAAAAGCCACAATATGATCATGATGCTTTGCAAGATAAATCCCTTTGTCATTTTCGCGCTCAGCCGTGATAAATCCGGTTGCGGGGAAAACGGTTGGGTCATTAACGGCTGAGTTATAAATAACACCATCCTCACCCATAACGAATAGATAGCCATCTAAAATGGCGCCGCCATGGGTTAATGTTGATGGAAAGTTTGATGCAATTTGGTTTAAGTTTTTGGCCGCGTCCATCTGCCAGCCTTTGTTGTTTTCCGCATCAAGAATAACTAGCCGACTTGTCCCAACTGTCTCCAACATCGTGCAGCGCTCGGTGCCGCCTGAAAAAATACCAGAAGCCTCTGCGATCCGCGGATTACCCTGGGACGACTCGAACAAATCATTGTCATTAACAATGTAGAGCTTGGCATTTGTCTCCCAGTAATAAATGCCGCGAGCTCTGGCTAGCAAGCCAACAATAGTGGTGCTGTCTTCTGTTATATTTATTGAGGGGCGTTGAGTAGCTTTTGCATTTACGCCGATGATCGTATTTGTTAGTCCTGTGTTGTAATCAGTAACAGCCGATCCACTAAATCCCTGTATGTCTAAGTTGACCGCTGGATTTACTTTAATAGTCGTCTGCTTCTATGTTGTACACACCGATAGGATTGAACTCTGTTACTGCGGGAACGATGTCGATGCCCTGAGAAATGATGGCCGTTCTTGCCTCCTCAGCAATCGTGAACATGGTCGGCGTCACCCTATTGCCTGCGCCCATTTCATCGGCCAATTCAACAACTAAATTTGTTTTTAATGCGCGTTCGTAATGATCAGGCAATGAAACATCGGTTGTGCCATCTGGAAATGTTGGCAGTTGCTTCATCGAGGTTAAAACTAAAACATACTGCTGGTCGGTTGTGTATTCAAAATAAATCGTTCCGTTCGGCCATGTGTTTCGGTAATAAAGCCGATAAGGTCTACTTACATTTGTTTTTTGCGAAAAGCTTTGATATTCCTTCTCGTTTATTAACGTCATTGTGTAATCAATAACGCCATCTCGAAGCGTAGCGACATTAATTTTAAGAGGCCTGGCTGTAACCAGATCGCCTGTTGCGCCAATCGTTATACTTTGTGTTCCCGCCGGAATGGTGAGGTCTTCTTTTGTGTCCTCATAAATCAGATCTCGCTGAGCAGACCAGCTGTTAATCATGTCGTTTAAAACTTCAAGACCTTCAGCGAATTGACTTGCTGTCGGCGAACCCCCGCTGGGGATGACTAATAGCTTACGAAGCGCCGATGTAATGATCGTGTTAGCAAGCATTCGCAATTGCCTTCAATATATTTTCTTTTTTTAATAGCCCGTGCGGTTTTCTGCCGAATTTCTTTTTGTATTGCTCTTTGATTTCTGCAAGTTCTTTTTTCTCCTCGGTTTCGGGCTCTTCTTTATCTCGAACAGCGGTGCGTGACAAATCCTTGCCTCTAAAATCATAGTGATAACCTTCGGGTTGTTGCTCGGCGATAACACCTTGCTTGTCTTTGTTATAAAACCACTTCATATTGATACCAGGTCAAGCACTTCCTTGTGCAAAGAAGGGTCAGGATGTTGCGAAAGGTGTAGCCAGTGTTCCAGCTCCATGACAAACGCCCTCAATAACCCACTGGGTTGCAGAGATACAAGTCACTTGATAACGCTCGCCTAATAGGCCGCCAGTTGTTGTCCCGTTGGCTGAAAGCGCTACATGTGTAGAGCCATCGGCCTCAAAATAATCACCTGATTGCGCGACAGTAACGTCGCCCATAATGACGCCGCCGAGTAAGAAAACGGAACCCGAGTTAGTGATAACTTTATGTGCGTTTGAAGCAACCGCAGTTGAAACTAAAAACTCGAACTGAGCGCCGACATCGGGTGCCGGTAGTGTGTAAATAACGCCAGCCGCCGAGTCCAAGAGACAAACAGATCCTGATTCCACTGGTAGCAGTGTTCGCGCTGCGCCTACGCCCTGAATTACATTTTTATGTAGCCCACGTGCAATAGTTCCGTCTGGTGAATTTTTTCCTAGTTGTTCTATTGCCATTCTGTATTCCTCTAAAAAAAAGGGAGGAATAAATCCTCCCGTTCGAACTAACCCCAAACGCGGCAAGCCAGTTCTGGGTAAAGTGTTTTCCAACCGTAGAGCACATCAATCCGGCAAGGCATGGCATCGTTGTTGATGTCATAATCGCGAACGATGCGCATTGATATGCCCTCGTGAACTTGACGCGAAGCAAAATCAACGCCTTTAGGCATTAACAAATCAGCTGTACCTAATGTGAATGCGTCGGGGTGATAGGCCAGGTTTTGTGAGTATTGGCTTGATGCAGCACCAAGAAAAGTGACTACAGCATCATCCGCCGGAAAGGCGTTGATTGTCTGAAAAGCGCCCGTTGTTCTGAGCGCCGGAGCAAACTCAACATCCGTAATGGCAGTGCCACTACCTGTCTTGGTTGCAGTGACGACGAACTGTTGCAACGCGCCAGTTGTTTCTCGGTTCTGAGGGTTGACTGCATACACGTCGACGATACTGAATATGTCGCCTATATTCACAGTTGGCGTCACAGTGAACGTATCTAGATCGATGGTGTTATCACCTTGACTGAAAGAGGCTTGATTCACAGCACAAGTTGAGTCACCTAGAACGCCTGTCGTATGAACGTTGACATTCTGGTCCATATAAATTTCTTTATATCCCAACGTGTCCATGCCCATCATGCCTTTTCGATATTGCTCATCGAGTTTCCCGCTGGACTGGAAAAGACCTTTAAGGGCGTCAACTACTTTAGAGTTAGCGGCAGGATCAACCGCAAGGCAGCGCTGACCATCTCGTGGCGTTGCCATTTCATCCATCTTCTGATTGGCGTCAAGTAAAACGGCAGCAGTTGCGGGAGTTGTGCCGGGGACGCCAACCGAGCTATAAACACCGGAGTAAAGCGCTAAACCATCGAGATCTATTTTGTTCGCGATAGTCGCCATTGCTGGTTTTAAGACACGCGAAGAAAAGTCACTGATATCCAGTGTTAATTCTTTTGAGGTGAAATTAACATCGACGCCCGCCTGGGTGTCGAGTTGTAAGTCAACATTGGTTTCGGTGTGATCTTGAACACTTAATGCCGCGCCTGTGCGAATGGTGTAACGTGCGGGTTTTCTAATGCGAAGAGTGTCGCCAATTTTTGCGCCGTCGTTTGCAAATGATGCGTCGTATTCTTTGTTGGTGTTTCGGGCAAAGCCCAGATTGTTGACCAGAATGCGCAAGGCTTCTCGCGTAATTTGGTCGATCGTAAGGTTAGTATTCGCCATTATTGGCTCCTAAAGTGCTAACCCCCGTACTCTTTTTTATTCATGTAAGCTGCATAGTCTTTCATCGACATTTTTGAGATATCACCCGGCGGTGTATCTGAGCCAGTAGTGGGAACAATTGGAGTGGGAGCTTTTGAGGTTGTGGATTGAAGCTTGTTTCCAAGCTTGTCGATTTCCCTAACCTGTGCGGAAAAACTCAATCGAGAAATTCGTTCCGCTTCGGGTAGGTTAGTACCCAAGAAGTAAGCAATCTCACCTGCATCATCTGACTCCATAATCGCCATCGTCATCGCGTCGGTCATATTCACTGCGGGTATTGATTTTAATTTCTCATCGAAGTCGCCATATTTCTCTTTCGCAAGATCAATTTGATCTAACCAATTCTCCCTCGTCTCCTCCGGCATATATTTTGGCGGAACAGGGGAATCTTGAGTCGGCTGGCTTGGCGCTGTTCCTTTTTTAACAGGTTGACGCCAGTCGTATAGCGCGTCTTCGTAATCTTCTTCGGTATCAAAATCAATCCTATCGGGCCGCGTGGCGGGTGGATTAATCACACTGTCCAGTTTCGTTTCAAGTGCAGTAAATTGTGCTGATTGTTTCGCGAGTTGATCTGCGATTTGTTGGTTACGCTGTCCAGATTCATTTAGCTTTCGCCTAAGCCTGGCTTTTGAATTCTGGTTGCGTGATTTTGGTTTAGGTTCCTGCGCAGTGTCGGCGTCGTCAGTATTGACTTCGTCGTTTGTGCTGGCATCCTCAGTCGCGAGAGTCTGGTCTTCTTCTGTAGGCTCGACTAACTCTTCGGTTCCTGTTTGGTTTTCATCGTTCATTACTGCTGCCCTGGAGCACCTGTTGGTATGCTCCCTTGTTGTGGTGGGGTGTTCATGGGAATAGTGGGTAACTGTGGGGTGCGAGCTACGGGCGCGCTTATTTGCTGCTCTTCGTTTAGCTCATTAATTAACTGCACCACCCTGCCTCTTATGTCCGCGTTGGATTCCTCCAGCAGTTTAAGCAGCTCCACTTCCAGTGAGTCGTCATCGTTCTCGGCTTTTTTCATTTTTGACATGCGATCTGTCTGAGCCTTAAACACATCTAGTTGATACCTCTCGCCATTAAGCGCTGACTGGACAGCTCTTTGCGTTTCCATCTGAATTTGTTGTTGAACTTGTTCGAGTGTGGGACGATTATCTTGAAGGCGCTCAGCGATTTCATCCGCGCCAGGCCAGTCGAGATTTTTTGCGATTAAGTCAATAATTTTTCCGGCCAGTTGTGGCGCATACTGAATGAGCTCCATCATGCTTTCTGAGGCCATTTGACGCTGCGTGGTATAAGACGCGCCAACATCAACAGCGACATCATATTTACCTAAAGACAGGTCATAGACTTTTATCCATTGCTGGGAATCGGTATCAAATATCTCCTGATTAATATGAATGATTTCATTTTTATCATCGGGCGTTTGTATACGAACAGCTCTTGCCGTATCGTAAACACGCGGGATCATATCGACTAGAATTTCGTAAGTATGTTGAAGGCTTAACGCTTTATTGTCGTGATAATGATACGTGCCGACATCACCTTCAACTTTTCGCGCATTAATTGCCTTACCTGATCGCTCGTTACTGGGCGCACCCAATGATGCTTTATACATGCCACTTGCAGCATCAATATCCTGATCTGCTATTTGCGATTCACTCATCCAGCCGGTCGAGGGTTGTGGGGGTGCCTGGCGAATCGGCGGAGGGACGCCCGGTTTATTTTTGTAAGGTAAAATGGAATAGTTTTTTACATTGGCATTTTCCCAGACACCTTTATGCGCGCCGATCTGAGATTCCTCGATAACCCATGGCGCTTTTGGCGCCAGGGCAACCTGCTCAACACTAGCTGTGCGCGTGTAGTTATAAATGCGCTGCGGATCTTTTGCGTAACGAATAACGCCGCGATAAATTGTCTCGCCGTTAACGTTTAGCTCTTTCCCATAACAGGGAATAATAGGAATAAATTTCGAAGGAAAAAGTGTTTCCTCAAAAACTTCATTCGCACTTAGTTTAAACCACTCAACTTTGTAGCTTTTTGCAATTCGCTTTTGCCCAGGCTCAATTCCGCGCGCTATTAGTTCGTCACGAACGTCCATCTCATCATCTTTTACGCGAAGCACACCTGCTTTTGTTTTCCATATCTCTATTTCTATTTCAACGCGCCGAAAATATTCAGCGATTCGCACTTTGTCGCTATCAAACCACAAAGATTGCTCCTCTCCGATGCCTATTTCCCAGCTGGCATCCGGGTACTCATCCTTGTCGACCATCGTGGTAATGAACCCCCACATCGCATCTTTTTTCGTTACCTCTTGCGCTGCGGGATCAAGATAAACACGCATCGAATTATTAATGCGGCGAATTTTTATGTCCTGGTCAAAAGAGTCATCATCGTTGTATTGTGTTTTTATCGACCAATAGCCAAAGCCATGACCGACTGCCTGATCAAATGCGATGTCATAAGCGCTTCTTGCATTCGATGTGGACTCTATATTTTTAATGATGCCCGAATAGACTTCAGCGAGCGAAAAGTTACGCCCAGGTGTTCGTTCGGTGTAGGAATTGGTTGAATCCAGGGGGCGAATAACTGCGCCCATTCGGTTCATTCTTTGATCACCCGTGACTTGGTCAACTCGTTGCTCTAATTTATTAATCGTCAGGCAAGGTCGGCCTTCATGCTCGCGTATTCGCTTGACGCCATCTTCCCATTGATCTCCATTTCTAAAATTAATATCATCGAGCGCTTGTGATCTGTTGTCCGCCTCGGCGTCGCAGGCAACCTTAAAACGCTTTATTGCCTCCTTAACTATCTTCTCGTACTTCTTTCCTTTTAGTGGTTTCATGAACTCATCCAGCCTTCGTTCTCGCCACTGCGCGACTCATAAACGGGAGCTGCATTTTCTGTTTCAGCAAAGCGCACTGATTGGACGGCGTAACGAGTCGCCGCCATCAAATCATCATCGCGGTCAACGATTTTATTGTCCTTGTGATGATAATTTCGAAACTCTTCCAACCATTCGAACAAGTGGCTAGCAACTTTTAATCGCCCATCATTAAAACGGTTTGCCATCTCAACAATTCCAGGCATTATTTGAATGCCACCGCTGCCCTCGATGTCATTGTCTTTTGGGGGATTGGTAAAATGGTCTTCAAGTAAATTAATTCCATAATCGCGATATTGTTTTTGTATCGAGCCACCCATTCCGAAATTTTTATTGCCATCATGGGGCCAGGCGACTGGCACCCAGATCGAAGGGCGGCTAATTAAAAAAGGAGCAATTTCATTTATTTCACGTTTGTTTATTTTTACTGCGTCATAGAGATAAAGAGTATTTGTGTCAGGGTCATGAGAGAGCCAAACGACGGCGGTATAGTGGGTATATCCGAAATCGATTCCAGCAATCCGAGGCCAGTGGGCAGGAAGATCAAAAGCGTCATAGGTGATGTCTGCTTCAGCGTAAGGGAACACTAAACCTGTACCCAGTAATGGAATTCCTTCTGCGCGCATTTTTATCTCATGCGGCATCATGGCTTTTATGGCGTCTGTGATTTTTTCTTTCGTCAAATGACCACGCCTACCTTTTTGAGTGCGTTGTGTTTTAAATTCATAATGCAGGTTTGCAACATCGACAACGAAGTCATCTCCTGTCACATCTTTCCAGCCCGCCTCATGCATTGACCATTGGTCCTGCACCATCTTCACCACGCCGGTTGTTCCATTCTCTGGAGTGAACGTCATATAAATAACGCCGCCCGTATCAATGATGGAGCGAATCGCTTGCGATAGAATGTCTTCGGGCGGCTCTTCATCCAGCCAGTTGACATCAGCTTTGTGTGCCATCCAGGTTTCCTTACCCATGTCATAGGCCAACATGGAAATCTTGGAGTAACCACCTGATATGTGTTTAACAAGAACATGGTATTTAGCATCGGGAACGCCAGGTTTTCTCATGGCCCTCCCGATCAGTCTTTTGGGTATCCACCCCGTTCCCCAGGCATTAATATCTGTTGGATCACCAAACAGCGCGGCCTGGATAATGTCGCGTGTTTTTTCATTATTTTTACCGCCGCAAACTGCCTTGACAGGTTTATTAAATCGACGCCCTTGCCACCATTCGGGATAAAGTCCTGTCGCATGATAAGAGAGCTCAGCACCCCCAGAGTGTGTTTTACCTATTCGATTGGCGGCACGTAGGCAGCGAAATTTTTCAGGATCATTATGAAATGAGAGTTGATATGGATAGGGATCGTAGTAATCGATCTGACGTTCGAGTATCGATTGTATTTGCTGTTGCATTAGTTCAACAACACGAACCTCATCATCCATACTTAAACCTGTTGCATTTCATTTCCTGGAAAAATAATAACTAGGAAAAGCTGTAAATGATCCATGGCCCGTAATAAAGAAGAACGAAATAAAGCATCATAAAATGGCTCGCTTAGCGCCAGCATAAAAGAGGATTAAAAACTACTTTTTCAACTACACATAACTGTTATGGGAACCATGGAAGGCCGCCATAAATAGATGCGAAGAGCGTTAGAAGTAAGTGTATGCCTATGGGCAAGACGTTATAGATAACCATTACAATTTACCGGCTGATTACTTAAGAGTGATAAATAAAACTACAGTCAACGTTGACCAAAAAGATCAGTGCCGAAAAGATTTCGACACAATAAATATTTATTTTCTATCCAAAAAAAACGACACCTATATCGCTATAGATGCCGGTTGATTTTTAAAAAAACTATTATCGTTTATCGTGCTTTGATAATAATCCCGTTTTACCTGGACAGAAATCGGATCGCAGGCTTGTCGTCAATCTCAACACTGACCACATCCTTTGTTTTTTTATTTATATAGTATCCTATCTCTTCTTTGTACTGAGTAAAATAAACGACATAGCAAGGTGTGGAGCAATCTCTCGTCCAGCTTGCTAGTCCGACAAAAAGCGGAGCGCCAATTCTGATCCAGTCCCTTGATGGGGTCCATTCCGCCGTCCAACCCTGACTCCGCGCTGAAATCAGCAGCAAAAGAATCGCTAGTACTGTGGCATGTTTTCGCATTTAAGTGCCCCCCTTGTTTATTTGAATCTAGGATTCCAGACCCGTCTTTTGCTTGGCATCTGATTTTTGGACTCTCTCTCTTTGGCGTCTCTGTTTTGCTCCCTGATTTTTATTGCCTCATCCCTAGCCGTTGTTCTTCTATCACTATCCTGCTGACTGCCTTGATGCCTCGATTGCCCTTTTCGCTCTGAGGCCAGAGCAGATGTCGTAACCGCCACTGACGATATGACTATGGTTGCACCTAACAAAATTACTGACACGACTTGTTTTTTCACTTAATTAAACCTCTCACTTTGCATTAAGTTGCGGCGATTATTCACCACATAAGAGAGACCAGCTGAATTACAGTTTGTTCCTTATTCCCTTGTGTTTTTTGTGGTTTATTTTTTCTTTTTTTTTCCTGGGAATTTATCCAAAACAACAACAGTCTAAGGCGCGCAAAAAAAAGCAGTACTAAGCATTATTGTTGCGGTAATTTACCAAAGATGGAGTCAGATTAAAAATCAGTAAGGTTTTTCCCCGAAATGATAGAACAAGCTATGTCGATGTCCATTTGCTAAGACAAAAACCCAATAGGCCTCCCTTTTTTCCAGGTCGTCTTTTTTATCGCTGCTGAGGACAAAACGGACTCAATATCCGCTTGAGACGCCGAACTATCAGTCTGTCAGCATAAAGTGTGGAGTTCTGTGTGCAAATGAAGGTCTTTTTAGCAACAAAAAAGCCAACTGAAAAAATAACATTGCCAGGTTTTTTGTCAAGATGGACCTTCTGATTTTGTCGTGAGAGTGAGTGCAAGACATAGCAATGTTTCGCTGTCTGTGACGAAAAGGACACATATCCGACAGAGTGTCTTTTCTGCCTTAGCTGTTCCACGTATAAAGTATCTACTACTCATAGGAGCTTAGAAACAATATGATGAACCGATGTATGATAGCTGTCTTCTTTTCCCTAGTATTCTTGCCTGGATATAATGAGGGTGAAGCTAATGCCAGCACTAGAACCAACTATGATGAAGTCACAGGCGAGAAGACGTTGGCAGGTAATTATTGGCTCAGTGCAACCGCCGGTGCCCACTTTGACATCAACACGATAAGGAGTGCCGCAGGGCCGTTTCTCTATGGGTTGTTTGTTCATCGATTAGAGGACTCCGTCTGCCTTGCTTCTTTTGTGATGCCCATGGGTGTTCTTGAGGGTAAGCTCAAACCAGGTCGTTTGACCGAGCAGAAGGGTTTCTCTTATTATTATATCAACAGTTCTGCCGCCCTAGTGGCTAACGATAGAACACCTCAGGCACTAAGTGCCTTGAGTGAAGAGGTTGAGATCTGTCACGGTCATAGTTCTTATACTCATTTCGCTCTTAATGATGGGAAACTAATTCTCTGGGGTGCAAATGGGGGCAAAAGCATAGTCCTTGAATAACTACAACAAATAATCAAAATGAATGCGTTTACTTAATCAGAAATTAATGCAGTTCATCCTCTGAGACATCTTCACCTTTTGCGCGCAATATTCTTTTTTGCAATACAGCAATCTCGGCGCCGATGTCTTCAGGAGCACGACTCTCAACCACAACCCGATCCGGTTTTTGCTTTCCAGCATACTCCATCAAGCGAGCCGCGCTCGCAGCTCTCACTGAATCGCTGCTACTGTCTTTTGCAAGCTCAATCAAAACACTTCGCCCCAGTGCTGCATCTTGTACTATTAATTTATCAAGCCGCTTATCAATCTCAGCGCTTAGCCGATCGTGAATTTGCCAGGCCCGTTGCCGGGTTGGATTCGGGTGTCCAGCTTCTCTCAGTGTATCTGTTTTACTCTGAAGAGGATTATCGAGATAAGCCGTGATGTATCGCTCGTCAATTTCCTGCGGATCTAGTCTTCGCACTGTCTCATCAAGGTTAAGATCTATGGATGATATTGTGTTATCCATGAATATTGTATCGCTGTGCTCACTCATCATTTGCTCTGCTTTATGGCTTATATTGATAGGTACTCAGTACCTACGATAACTTGTTATCGACAGAAGCAAGGATGACGAGATTTATCTGCTGCCTGTTTAAGGTTACTGAATAGTCTCTATACATCGTTTCTTTCTTTTTTTAATTTTCAGCAGCGAAAAACTATGCAACAACTTAAATTGATGACTGCTATTTTAGCTGATGGCTCACAAGTAACCGGAACAGAAGTGGCGCAAAATATTTATGGCAATGAGATAATTCTTGTTAGTGACGACCAGGAGATCCCGATTGATATGTCAATGTGTGTGGCTTACTTCAAAACAGTTGAGCCCATTGGACCTAATGGGACTATGTCGTCCAAGTCAATTGAATCAGACAACTTTAAATGCTCGTCTCATCTGCTTATTCGTGAAGCGTATTAATTCTGTATTTTATTTATTGGTCGCTGGATTGTTTTGTCGGACCTTTAAATTGCTACACAAGATAAGTGCTTGCGAAAAAAACCCGCCTAGCGAGGGCAAGCTCAGGAAGACGGGCATCTTGCAAGATTTCAATATTATGACACAGTCTTATTCGAGATAATATACTCAAATAATCCATGATAAGCTGTCGATCGATAAGCTATCAGCCGAGGGCAAACTATGAGCAACTCCAGTATACTCAGGCAGTTAATGAAAGATTATGCTTTTACTCGTAAGGCAACAGCCAAGCTGATGGAGTTGCCAGAGAACACGTTAGACAGTTGGCTTAAACCTGGAGGTAACAAAAGTCATCGCCCAATGCCCGACAGAGAAATTTCATTTTTAAGATGCCTGCTTCACCATCAAAAAAAGACCTGTAAATAAGTACAGGCCGAATCAAGAGTTTCTTGTCAATCACGCAAGGGGAAGGGTTCCCCATTGTTAGAACGAATATACGCTTTTCTATGCATTAACTCAAATCATGCTTAAGTTTTTTGCCTATGCTTCTTAATGCCTCAGCCTCATATGTTGCGACCAATGATAAAACTTCAGCATAACGAAAAGCCCAGACTCGCTTCCAGGTACTCGCGTTGATGCCCAGCGCTCTTGCTCTTTGTGTTTCTTTTATCTTGTAAAATCCTGTTCCATTGCAGGCCTTGCAAGGCTTCAATTGTTTGTTGTATTTAGTACCATTACATTTCGGACATCTCGGATTTGTGGTTAGTTCAAATAAAACCAACTGGGTTAGCCCTCTTATTTTTTCTTGTCCCTTCTCTCTTATCTTCCACCTATTATCAACAGCTAGCTGAACAATATTCTGATAAAGACTATAAAAAGCCCTGTTCTGAGCTGATCTATCAGCGCATATTTTTGCGAGCAAGATATCCAGTCCCGCCTGATTCGAACCAGCACAGGCGGCATTAATGTCATCGACCGTCACCATTGGACGAGCGCCGCCCATGCCATCCATTCGCGTAGTTTTTGGATTCAGTAGCTTGAGCATTTCAGGATTCATAAAAAACACCATCTGAAAAAGCCTGGTCAATTGTTTTTAGCACAGCCTGCACTTGAGACATGTTATGCTTAGCCTCAAAACTCTTCCATCCTGTTTGATGGAACTCCTGATGCAGTTCATGAGTCAATGGTATACAGAAGAGGTCTGAGCACTTGGTACTGCCGCCAAACCCTTCACCTTTAATGTGATGCGGATCGTTAGCGATCCCGCTTCGATGGCTCACGCAACAAGGTAGACTGGACACATATAAGCGGTACCTTCTTGATCGAAACACTGTAGTTTTAAGCATAAACCCCCTCAATAATTTAAAAGCAGCGCTTAACTCTCTAAGCCCGTGTTATCTGAGAATATCAACCAGAATCCCCGTCGGCTGTAGCTTGCAAGCGTTAAGAAGAAAAATAGAATAACAAAGGCTGAGTTAAATTGTCTATAGCTTTACTTAAGGTTTCCGAATATAATCCCTACCTAAAAATAAGCACACAAAAATAAAGGAAATAGCGAGCCTGTGGCTGGCACTGATTCCAGTTATGGTAATTAACGCCCTTAATTGGCGATGGAAAAGGACTTAGAAGACAACGATAAAAACAGTTAAAGAAATGATAAACACGCTATCTCAGTGATGGCGGAGGCGGGCAAACGCGAACAACAATGATCAAAAAATTACTTACAACTAAAGAGGCAGCTTTACATCTAAATGTCTCTATCTCGATGCTAGCAAAGGACAGGATGAACAAAGGAGATATCCCTTATACGAGAGTTGGAAAAAGGATGATTCGCTACAGTGAGGAAGATCTTAACGCTTATATAAAAAATAAGAAAAGTAAAAAACCTTAAGACGGTTGCATACTAACGTATTTCGCCTCAGCTCGGCGAGTGCTTGCTTCTGTTCGCCTGGCGTCAGCTAGTGACTGCATTGACTTATAGCGCACTTCTGCTAGTAAGTAAGCGCTTCGAGCATCAGCAACTAGACGTAAATGTTTTAGATAAGATTCATCGCAAAACACCAGCTCTTTCTTTTCTGTTGCGCTAGCGCCACGGGTTCGCCGAAAGGCTTCAGAAAGACACGGTTTTGTCATGCTATCTAATAATAGGTAGGCCGCCTTCTTGTCGGCATAATCCTCACCTGTCTTTAAAAGAGCTTGGTATATCTCATTAGGGCAGTATGTCAAGTTGTCACCTTATTGATCATTGATTATTAACTTTTAAATAAAATAACAAACTAGCGCTCTCGCTCAGAGAAACTAAACAAACTGTCCCTTGTCTTGGCCACGAGCTCGATAACTTCCTTAGTATCTTTGATCACGCATGCATGCCCTAACCAGGCATCATGCCAGCGATGCTCATCTTTTGTTAGCTGTCTTGCACTGAGAGGCAGAGCCCCATCCTTTATCTCTACCAACAAGTTAGCTCAACTGCAACCGACCAAGATGTCAGGGCATCCCCTTCCGACCATATGTAAGTGTTGGACGCTACACCCAAGGGAGCGAAATACCTCTACGATTTCAACCTGGTTGTTGTCTGATCTTGCTCTTAAACTAAATATGTCATAATGCTAAAAAGTCAAACTTTT